ATGTAGACACCATGCGTTATTACTACCCAGATTTAGGTATTTTGACTTGTGAAGAACGAGAGTATACGCCCTGCTATGAACTTAGCGACACTACGGGCAACTACGAAAACAATTATGACAGAGACCCAGAATATACTTGTCCTCATTGTGATCGCGAGGCAGATCCAGATGATGCTGTATTGATTGACAGAGGTCCAGGTAGAGGAACAGATTCATGTCCTAGCTGTGTAGAATACTCTGAAGAGTACCAAGAGTATATTTTAAGTAGCTCAGCTGTTTTTTGTGAATTTAGTAATAGCTATGTTCTAGAAGCCGACGTTGTAGAATTAATAGACGGAGAAAACTGCTATTCTGAGCATTTAGACTTGCGTCAATATGAGAACGACTATGGCTATTTTGTTATTGGACACCATGAATACGAAGAAGCTGATGAAAAGTATTATCATCCAAGTGACCCAATGGCTCCTAGTAACCTTGTAAATGCGGTTGAAGAAGCTGAAGAGGTCGAAGAAACTCAAGAAGTACCTGATTTAAGTCCACCATTATTGTAATCGTAAAACGAAAAAATTAAAAAAATCAAAATTAAAAACATGTATTCATTAAATCAATCTTATGATAAAGTTCTAGGTAGAACTGTCATCGAAGACTTTCACGTTGACTTTGCTACGCTAAACTCTATCATGTATAAACAATCCCCTACCTATAACGAAGCTCTAAATAAAGAAAAAGCACATTTTTTGACTGAGCTTATCTTTAATCTGACAGGGGTAAAAGCTACTAAAGATGCGGTGGGAAATCTTTATTTTGTTAAAGGCACTTCAGACTTGTATCCTACTATTGTAGCTCACTATGACACTGCTCAAGACTATCATCCAGGACTTACTATTCAAAGAGCAGGAGATTGGTTATACGGTTTTGACATTACTACAGGTACTCAGTGTGGTATAGGTGCAGATGATTCTGTCGGTATCTATTTTGCTATTGAGATGTTGAAGCGTCTTCCTGTATGTAAAGTAGCGTTATTTTATGGTGAGGAAAGAGGTTGTATCGGCTCTAGTAGTTGCGATATGACTTTCTTTAAAGACTCTCTGCTAGTAAGTCAGCTTGACAGACGCTCTTTCCAGAATGACTTTATTGTTCACACTAACGGAGTTGAAGTATTTCCAACCCATTATGTAGATGTAATTCAAACATTCTTGAATAAGTATGACTATACTCCAGCCAATGGTAGTTGTACTGACGTAGGTGCGTTACGTAGAGCTGGATTACAAGTTGCTTCTCATAACACAGCATGCGGTTATTTCAACGAACACACGGACGAGGAAGTTATTCACATCCCTTCTATGATTAATGCAATGTCTATGGTTTATGAGATTCAATCTTATTTACTCGAGAACAAACTTCAGTTAGAGTTTCCTTATGTTCGGTTTGTTGAGCAGAAATCAATTTATGCAAAACCGTGGGTTTCTGCTTTTGAAGATAGACTTGACCAAACTAGATTCAGCGATTCTTTTTATGACGTAGATGAAGTAGGAACTGGAATTAGTAAAACAGCAAAACAGTACACTGACCTAAACCATGTTCTTACTGACTTCCCTAGTGTAGAAGAGATAACGTGGCAATTTGACGTAACAGAAAGAGATCTTACTTTAGCTAAAGTTAAATCAGGTAAAACTCCTGTATCTGCTTATGTAGCTTATACTAGTATAAGTTATAACACCAAAACTAAAAAAGAACTTTACTTAGAAGACTACGAAATTAGACACGCATTAATTAACGAAAAACCCCACAAAGGAATGAATGCTTGCTGTGTAAAAGATTACCTGTATAACATTCCTTTTAATGTAGTGGAGTGTCAAACTTGTGGAAGTGGTTATCATCTAGAATTTACCGCAGAAGATATCTATACTTTACCTGACGACAGTTTCCAATCATTAGATGAGTGGGCTGAGATGTACGGCTACATTTAATAGGGAGCAGCAATGCTCCCTTTCTATTAAACTTATTATTATGACAGAATATGAACATTATGGCGAGTCACTTAACACACATCCTGATTACTTTTTAATGAAGAGAGCCTATGAAGAAAAATTGTTAATTGAAGAGTTGGAAACAAGAGAACATTTTGCTAAATTCGTAACCCCTGTATCAGAAAATATCCAAAACATTACAGCGGAACAACAAGGTAAACAAGAACTTAACGAAGAAATTAATGAAAACGAAACGAACGTTTTACGATGTGCTATGGGCCCTGTGCGAGAAGGAGGGATTGATAGCAAAATGGAAAGAGATTGGACTGTTGATAGAGTCCAATTCTAAATTCTCTTGGCATCCTAATGCAGGTAGTTATTTAGGAGAAGAAGAAACTCAGATTGTAGGTGCGCTTACAGTCAACGAAGACAAACAAACCAGTGTAACACTTCCCAAAACCAAAGCTCCTAAAGTATTAGAGGATATTCCTTGGTTAGAAGAGTTTGCACAAAAGTTCAACAGACAAAACTTAGGTTTCTCTGGTAAAGTTACTGATAAGAAAACTACACTAGAGAAGATGCACAAGTTTCTTCAAACTTATGACTACACTAAAGATGAGATTTTAGCCGCAACTGATATGTACATTGATAGTCTGAAACGCTCAGGCTCTATCAAGTTCATTAGAAACAGTGGTTACTTTATTTCTAAGGTAATTGACGGAGTACAACAAAGCGATTTGGCTAGCTGGTGTGAAGAGTATAGAAACACTGGCAGTAAAGGTAACTACAACTCAAGAAGTATTATCTAATGTTAGGCTTTAACGATGTACTCAGTCAAATTGAGCGTAACAAGTCTATCAAGGAACTTGGCGGGATTACCTCCATATTGCCTCCTTTTGATAGATTAGGACAAAACTACGGTGGTTTTACTCGTGGTTCTATAACAGCTATTACAGCAGGTTCAGGTGTAGGTAAGACCAAGTTTGTAAAATACTTTACAATCTTAAATATTTTCAAGAGAACCTTTGGCACTAACATTAAACCTAAAGTATTCTACTTTGCACTAGAAGAAAGCGAAACAGATTTCTGGATGTCGTTTATCTCTATGTATCTCTATGAGAAATATAAGATAACAATTAGTGTATCTCAACTTAAATCAATCGGTAATTTTACAGTAAACGATGATTTAATGGAGAAGATACGGAATGCAGAAAAGTTTATTCGTCAGCTTCAAGACTTTGTAGAAGTTATCGACTACATCAGAAACCCCACAGGTATTCAAAAACACGTAAGAGCATATTTTGATAACCCAGAGATAGGCACTTACGAGTACAAAGAAGTTAACGGAAGACAAGTTCCAGTAGCTTATCACTATAAATCAGATGATAATTGGGTCTTTTATATTTTAGATCACATCAGTCTATTATCAAGTGAGACAGCAGCAGATACAAAGATGCGCCTTACTCCGTATCAGACTATTGACTATATGGTAAAAGATATTGTCTTAGATTTATTTTCAAAAAGATTTAAAATGGCGAACATCATTGTTCACCAGCAAACGCCTTCTTCAGAAAGAGCACAGTACACTAACAGAGGTGCGTTGATAGAAGAAATGCTAGAACCTTCCCTGGAAGAATTGCATTTAAACAAAGGTGTACAGCAAGATTACGAGGTAGTATTAGGCTTGTTTAATCCCTCTCGATATAACATACCAGCACACAATGGTTATGATATATCTATTCTTGGACAGAAGTATCGTTCCCTAATGTTTTTAAAGGACCGACACTTTGGCTTAGAGAACTCTTGTGTAGGATTATATTTTAATGGTGCAAACGGAGAGTATTTAGAATTGCCCAGACCCGAAGAAATGAACAATCCTACAAAAGGATATTACGAGCATTATTCAAAATTATGACAGACAACTTAAAGACAGTATTTGAAGAATTGGCAAAAAGAGTCGGCTCAAGTTTAGAAGAAATAAACTTTGACGACAAAAATTGGTTTGAGAAACATACTTGGACCGTAGAAGAAGAATTAAACTATAAGAATTGGCTTATAGAATTTATGGAAAATAATCCAGATGTAATTGAAGATTTAGTAAAGGAAGGGCTACTCCGTAGGGATATCAATAATATGGCCACAGACTTCGTAATCTTTTACGGATGGAATTACAAAAAAAATAATCAATAATCATGTCAAGCAAATTAATCGCAATCGTCGGCCCAAGTGGTACAGGGAAATCAACCTCCATCAAATCATTGAATCCGAAAGAGACGTTTATTATTAACGTCGCACGCAAAGAACTCCCATTCAGGGGAGCAGAGAAACTCTACAATCTAGAGTCTAAAAACTACATGGAAGTAGATGACATCACACAAATTACAGGACTCCTAAACACTATCAGTGAGAAGGCTCCGCACATCAAGAATGTAATTATGGATGATGCTATCTATTCTATGTCATTCTTAATGATGCGTAAAGCTAACGAGGTTGGCTTTGCAAAATTCACAAACCTCGCACAGCAAGTAACTAACATGTTAACTACTGCGCGTAGATTACGTAACGACCTTAAAGTATTTTATATTACTCACTCTGAGAACATAGAAGACGAAGGTAAAATCGTAGGTCAAAAGATTAAGACTATCGGTAAAGCATTGGACAACCAAATTGTATTGGAAGGTTTATTTACTATTGCTTTGTACACTCACATTGACGAGGACAAGAATGGTATTCCAACCTATCACTTTGTAACCAATCGTTTCCGTAATTATCCAGCGAAGAGTCCTATGGACATGTTCCCTGAAGTTCTTATTCCTAACGATCTTCAATTAGTTTGTAATATGGTAGATCAATATTACAATGACGAAACCGCAACTCCTGCTCCCGTAGCAACTATCCCAACTAAAAAAGTAAAAGAAACATTAACTCAACCCGAAACAAATTAAAATTATGAATTTAAACGAATTAGAAACCAGAGAACCTTCCAGTCGTAAACTAGTAACTGGATTTGCACCAATCCAAATTATTGCTGTTAACCCAGACGTTAAAAAATTACGTGAAATTTTAAACACAGAGGATGTTAAAGAACCAAACTATGAGGCAGAGAAAGGCTCTCGTTTAGATTTTTGGTTTGTTAGTCATCCTATGTCTAAGATAGAGTTTCGTGGTAAGTTTGCTATGTGGGCATCTAACGATGTTCGTGTATCTAAAACCGACAAAAAACAATACATAGATAACTTTACCAAGACTATGTGGGCTTCTAACCTAGCTAACGCCAGTGAATTAATGGGCACCTGGGATGAATCTCGTAGACTTGATATGAAGAGTATCCGTGAAGCAAAGGAAGGTGAAGAGAACATCTATAACTTGATGAAAGCTTACGCTAACGCAAGTCCTAAAACTAAACCATTCGTACTTGATAGCTGGAATGCTATTGCTCAAGGTAATGGTTCTGAATTACAAGCGTTCTTTGACCACTTCAACAAACTTGACCAAGGTGTTAAGGTGTTGTTGGGTATTAAAGAAGGCAAGTATCAGGACGTATTTACAGGCATCTTCTTGAATGTAAACGGCAGAATTACCGACTATGTAACTTCTCGTGTAACTGGCGAGTACGGTTATAAAGGTGACTATCAAGGTAACTTTGACCTAAAAGAATATAACATGGAGTCTGCTCCTAGTTCTAACGAAGTAGAGAGTGGAGTAGCAAACATGTTTGGAGATAGTCCTGTGACTGCACAAACTGAAACTCCTAATCCATTCTTGGATTTCTAGTTTATTGTTGTTGATAAGGGGGATTGTTATGCAGTCCCCCTTTTTTATTTTATAAGAAATGGATTTAAATCAAATAGAAACGAGGCCCACTGTCCAGGACATCTATAAGATTATTGGACAAGAAAGGATAATGGAATATTATTTAAACGTTCCCATAGTTATGGGTAGACGGTACGTTAATCCATTGCGAGCCGATTCAAATCCTGGTTGTTTCTTTAAGTGGCTTCCTTCGGGTAATCTATATTTTGTAGATTATGCAACCGAACAGGTGTATTATACCTGTATAGATGTAGCTATGTTGGTTACGGGCTATAAGTATCCAGACGTTTTATATAAAATAGAGTCAGACTTTCAGCTTACCAACTTAAATCTATCAGACAAAGCACGCCTTAAAGCCGAAACCAAAGAGACTGTTATTCCAGAAATGATTCCTGCTACAATCAAAGTTAAGTTAACTAGATTTACAGCAGAAGATTTAGCTTACTGGAAGCAGTTTGGAGTTAGTCCAAGCATCCTTAGATTCTATGACGTAAGACGTGTAGATAAAGCTTGGATTAATGACGATTTATGGTACGTCAACAACAACGACGATCCCTGTTACAGATATAAAGAGAAAGATAAATTCAAATTATATCGTCCCTTAGTTCGTAAAAAACAATTAAAGTTTAGAACTAACTTCTTCGGAGGTATTTTGGAAGGCTACACACAACTTCCGCATAGAGGACAGTTGCTTATTATTACCAAAGGCTTAAAAGACGTGATGACTTTACACGGCTTAGGTTATAATGCAGTAGCGGTTAGGGGTGAGACCACTCCTATTTCCGAAAATGCCTACGAATTACTTAAAAACAGGTTCGATCAATTAGTGCTATGGTTTGACCCTGACCAGGCAGGCATCACAGGTGCGAGGAAAATGAGCGAGAAATATAACATCCCATTCTTCCAGTATGACGGTGCCTATGGTAAAGACCCTAGCGACATTTACAGAGATCACGGTCCAGAAAAAGTATTAGAATTATGCAAACAATTAAAGAATTTGTGATTAAAGCATTTTTGTTAGTAAATCCTAACTTAAAGAAAGAACCTTTAGTTATAGAAAAGATGTACAAAAAATACATCAAAGACAATAAACTAGAGCCAAGATCTCTAACAAGAACTTTACCTACAGAAAAAACAACTAAAGTTATAAGACAAAAACAACCATTAATCCTACATAGTTGGTCTCCAGAAGAATTACTTATTATGAGTGTATTAGTTAGAATACACAAAGTAGAATTAAATGATGTGTTGAGTATATCTAGAAAACGTGAGGTAGCAGATTGTAGAAAACA